ACCTATACCGGCAATGCGCCGCCAGCCTTAAACGGTTGGGGTAGTGTCAGCGGGGAATTTACCAAGGCGTAAATGAGCAATTATTCGGAGTGGTGTTTGCAAAACTCGGTCAGCCACGGGCATTGTCCAAACTCGTGTGAGCACCCACAACCGGGTAATTATGCAGGGGATGAACGACTCATCTGTGGGGTTTGTTATTTCCACGATGGGACGATATCAGTGATCGTTCCCTGTACGCCGGTAAATTGCCCCGATGATAATTACACAAACAAATGACGCTTGGCTCTCAAAGCGTGCTCGGGCGCGCGAGCACGCTTACTTTGAAAAAGTCCGCAACGCCGAGACCAGTTACGGTATTCAACTGCGCAAAATCGCTGGTCATGTCGGCGATCTGATCAAGAACTACAACCCGTTTCATCCCGGTGCGTTGTCCGAATTGGAAGAAATCTTAAACCGCTATGCTCAAATCCTGACCCCGTGGGCGCACAGTACCTCTGCCAGGATGATTGCCGAAGTCGCTAGAAGAGATGAAACCGCCTGGAAAAATCATTCGGCAGAGATTAGTCGAAATCTGCGGCAGGAGATAGCAAACGCCCCGATCGGCCCGGTGGTAAAACAAATCCAGAAGGATCAGGTCGATCTGATAAAAGACATCCCGATCGAAGCCGGGAACAAAATACAGGAACTGGCACGCGAGGCAATGATCAAAGGCCAGCGGTTTTCCGATATTGTACCTGAGATCCAAAACCAAGTCGCTGGGATGACCAAGAACCGGGCGACGTTGATAAGCCGTACTGAGACGGCGAAGGCAGCTACAGCTATTACTCAAGCTCGCGCCAAGTTTATCGGTTCCGATACTTATACATGGCGCACCGCAAGAGACAAAGACGTGCGTCTAATGCATCGCAGACTTGAAGGAACTGTTCAGCGTTGGGATGATCCGCCGGTCGCGGAGTTAAATGGAACAAGACATCATCCCGGTGATTTTCCGAATTGTCGGTGTGTGGCGATACCTGTTATACCGGACAAGTTGTGGCCGGATTAGGTTAACTCAAATGAAGCAGTATAACCTGGATTTCTATGACGAGGACGGCAAATATCCTTGTACTTATATCAGAGAGCACAGCACGGTCTTGTTTGAAGGCTTCTATCTGGAAAACAGTATTGGTATGTATGATGATTTTAGAAAGGTGGCGACAATCTTAGGGTATATGTCGCAGTTGGAAATGTGGCTACCGAGTTGGGATGAAAGGAGGATGCCGAATTAATACTTGGGTTCCCAGAACCGGGCTTCCGGTTTGCAGGCACCAATCGTTCTGGCTATATCAATCGATGGATAAGCAAAAACCATTTTACCAGTATAGTAGTTCATTATATTTTCCCCGACATCTGGGCTGGTGCATCTTACTGTGTTTGTGTTGATATTTGGAGCCTCGCAGTGTTTGCACTCACGGCAGGCTTTTAGTTCATTCATTAGGGTTTATCCACAAAAGAAGAGAGCGGTAGTAATCGGCTTTACTACCGCTCTCAGGGGGATGTTTCACTTGCTCAGGGGGAAACAAGAACAAGATCAACAGCAGTAAGGCTACTACAAACCCCCTATGCTGTCAACAGCCGATTTGACTTTTCTTTGCGATTGCGGCGGCGCACCAGAAACCCCATACCCAACAGGGAAACCCCAAGAATTCCCAAGGTTCCCGGTTCCGGGACCGGGGTGGTGGTCTGGAACCCGATCTGATCCTGCGACCGACCAACCAGAGAACCGCCCGCCGTTAGTGTTCCGCTCGTACCCAACGTCATCGAGTACAAATCGGCATCGCTAAAGCTTGAGGTGTGGTTGAAGTTGAACGAGTCCGATATCAAGGTGGCAGTCAATACCCCACTATCGGCTTGTTGTGCGCCGGGGAAGCTGGTTGGTGTTCCGGCACCCTGAGCATTAGCGGTATCGGCATAATAGGTCATATCGATCGTTGAGCCGATCGCATTGTTGAATGTGCCAGATCCGCTTTGTGCCAGTGACGTGACCGGACCCTGATACCCGGTATCACCAACCGCCAATTGGTAATTCACCGTACCAGTGTTGTTGTTGGTGATCTGAAACGAGGTTGTATTCAGATCGTTGGTCGTACCTTGGTGTGAGGTTTGACTGGAGCCAAGGAAACTGACTCCGTTAAACGTGGTCTGGCCGGTTTGCAGAACACCAACGGCGGGGGTTGTATCACATGCATTGTTGTCTACGCATGTGAATGTTGCGCCGTTGATGTTGAGGGAGAGTTGTAGTGTGGCACCAGCGGGTTTCATTGGAATGAGTGCGGCTGCAAAAGCAGCCGCACCCATCACCGCTGCATAGTTTGGCTTCATTGTCAACAATTCTCCTAAAATTCAAGACATTAGCTGACCGTCTCCGACAGCCAGAGCTAACCTCTTGATTCCCTTTGCAAAGGTAGAGCCGATGCCCAGGAGTGAACAGCGGCACCGACAATTCGATCAGAGATAGCGACGGGAGTCAATCGCTTTGTTTTATGTGACGGAACAACTCGGCAAATCGCAGGCTCTGACCCCGGAAGGATTTCTGATTGTCAGAAACGCGCCGCTGGCGCGCACCGGGTTGCAATTATATTCTGATAAAGAGATACCGCTGACCGGCGACAGCGATGGTCATGTCATTGTTCAGCGTGACCCGCAAGAGGTCTTCGCACCACATACGATAATGTCATTAAACGGTAAAGCAATAACAATGGATCATCCCAATGACAATGTCACCCCGGACAATTGGAAACAACTGGCTGTCGGGCATGTGATAAACCCGCGCCGGGGTACTGGATTACAAGATAGTTTGTTGCTTGGGGATTTGATGATTACCGATCCGGCGGCTATAAAAGCGGTCAGAGATGGTGATATAAGAGAACTCAGTGTCGGGTACGATAGCGCCTATGAACAAACCGGACCCGGTCGCGGCAGACAACACAATATCATCTGCAATCATCTGGCACTAGTAGAAACCGGACGCTGCGGCCCGGTTTGTCGGATTGGGGATAGTATGCCGCAATCACTGATGACATTGCGCAAGAAGACAAAGCATATCCACGTCTATCTGTAGGGGAAGAAGCGATGCGTTGGGTTCTGGTTATGTCTGTTGCCTCTCTGTTGTTTGTTCATCCGGCACAAGCGGTTGAGGTGGTGCCATCACCCCCGGCAAAGAAAGTCGTTGTGGTTCACAAATGCGGACCCGGCGCGCATTGGTATTCGCATTATGTCTGGCGCGACGGCAAAAAGGTAAGAGTGGGTCATTGTGTGCCAGACAGGCATTACTAATGTCTGTTCTCTCGGCACAGACGATCCGCCGTCTCTGCAAAGTACCATCTTATCCATTGATCGAACCGTTTGTCGAGCGGGGTTTGTTTAATGGTAAAAGCTTTGGACTTTCTTCTTGTACTTATGACTGTCGGATTGATCATGATCTTGTTCTATATCCTTGTCGCTCCGCTTTAGCTTCGACTATCGAGCGGGTGCATTTACCAAACAACATATGTGGGTCGATCCTCGACAAAAGCACCTATGCTCGTATGTTTATGACCGCATTCAACACGCATATCGATCCTGGTTTTAATGGTTATGTGACGGTTGAATTGTCCAATCTTGGCGAAGAAACAATCCGCCTTGAGAAAGGCGAACCATTGTGTCAGATCAAATTTGAGTTTCTTGACTACGCTACAGAGTTGCCATACAATTCCAAATACCAAAACCAAGAGCGCGGCCCACAGCCTGCGCGGTATGAGGAAGAAGATGGCACGATATATACGGCCTCATCCTAGAACACATTATTGCGGCATCTACGCTATCGAACATATTTCTGGTGCTAGATACATAGGCGGCTCCAAAGATATTACCGGACGATATACGCATCATCGTTTCACACTGCGACGAGGTATTAATAAGACACGCGCATTGCAAGAATTATGGACTCAAGATGGAGAAGAGACATTTGAGTTCAAAACTCTTGAACTATGCGAACCTGAGATGCTGCGTGAAAGAGAAGAGTATTGGATCTCAATAACCGAGAACTTGCTTAATACCGTACCGGGCGCGGTTCCAGGAATGTTTAGTGAACCATCAGAGAATAAAAAGGCGGCAGCGGTAAAGCGTTGGGCCGATCCTGACTATCGTGCAAAGCGTGAAGATTGGTTGAATACACGAACTGCTTTAGGACGATTTGTTAGGAAAGATGAATGAAGCTCTTTCTGCATGTTCACACGCGCGACAAGAGCTATAAGCCGGTAAAGCTATACACACGCGACGAGTGGGAAGAAAGTAAGCATCCCAGAGGGCAGCCCGGTAATGCCGGTCAGTTTGCGAGTAGAGGTGGAGGTAGTGGCGGATCATCTTCTACAACATCTGAACAAACAGTAGAGCGCACAGCATCAGCAACTCGTAGTGCAAAGTCGAGTAAACCGCCGCTTGAAAGTCCGCTCAATTCAGAGCGTCAGGCAAAATTTGACAAAGCTCGGGCAGATATAGAAGAGATTGTTAATCCATTCCACAAATCGGAAGCGGAAAAGAAGCAAAAGCCGGTTCTTAGTATTTCTCTCGGCAAAGTGATTGATAAGGTCGCCGAAGCCTTTGATTATAAGGACCGTGACAAAATACAAATTGTTGATGAGATATCGACATCATTCCAATTGGATGGTAGAGGAAGAACTGTATTAGGTAATGCTACACTGGCAACCGGGGTCATCAGAATAAACAAATCAGCCGCCAACGCAATGGATGTTCCCGGCACAATCGCGCATGAGATTATGCATCAGAAATTCCAGAGATTTTTGGATAAAGCCGATGAAGAAACCAAACAAGTAATGGAGCTTGCCAAGAAAGATAATAATCGAAATAACAGTGTTATCGCCCCCGATGATACTCTGCGTCCCGAATATAAAGGAAAATTTCCATTATATGAGCTTATGCATCCCAAAAGTGAGGACAAACGTATTTGGGATACCCAGAAGTTAATGGATGATGATGGTATAACACCTTATAGTCGTGAGTGGTGGCAGAAATTTCATGATGAATCTCAAGCAGGACGCCCGATGAGTCCGCTCGTACCAATTCATGAAACTTTGGCAGAGATGGGTTGTCTCGAAATGGAAGGTTCTTTGCAACGATTGCTATGGTTCAAAGAATCTAAATCCTATCGTCCGTTATATGAAGCCATTCAGAAGTTTGTTAAATGATAGAGCATCAGATTATCAATGGTCGCGAGGCGTATGTTCAATATCTCAATGAGGATCTGACGCCTTCTGATGATCGTAACGCCCCTGTGGTTAGAGTTGTATTTAATGATAATGGTGAATCTCTGTGGCTTGGCAAACCAATGGAAGATAACGAATAATGCCCCATATCCACATTCACCTTTATCGCCCAATTCAACACAGAATAGGCGATGCCGGTTACAAGCAGTCGGAGGCGCGTGCGCCGAGTGGTGAATGGACATCGGGTGGGGCTACGACAAGAACCAGAACCACAAAAAGCCGCAGCTTTAAATTACCGGCTGGCACCAAAGCAAAAACCAAAGCAGCCGTAACACCGCGCGTTTCGTCATCTGCCGGGATGATTGTCGCCCCGCAGGATAAAGCGCAATGGCCGGAACACTTGAGAAAGATCC